ATCACCCTGCCATAGCCTACTCGGATGGCAGCAAAATCACACTTGACCTTAGTCCAGTCGATCAATCCATTGTGTGTGCTGACGTCAATTCCCCTGATGTCAAAATCTGAAAATTTTATGCCCATGATTTACTCCTCGCCCCAGATGATTACTTGACCACCAAACACAATGCTAAAAGTCCCACTTGATGTAAAAGTGTGAATTGTATATTCACCAGAGTGGGTGATCGTTCCCCCCGTTGCCATTGCTGTTCCGGTTAGGTATCTGATTATTACGATACCGCTTCCACCATAAGCTAGATTTCCAGTCTGTGCCGTTCCACCACCGCCACTTCCTGAGTTTGCCACACCATTTGTCGGACTTGTGCCAGTAGACCCTTTTCCTCCAGTGCCGCCAACCCCAGAACCTCCTTCGGCTAAACTAAACCATCCAGCTCCGCCTCCTCCGGCTCCGTAATATTTCGTGGTCCCTGAAATACTGCAAGGTGTTCCATCTCCTCCATTTCCTCCATAATCTCCACTAGCATTGCCACCATTTGCTGAATCTCCTGCGCCACCACCACCAGCACCATTTCCACTGGCAGCACCACCAGTATGACCATTTGCTGAAGAAGCACCGCTAGTACCATAAGAATTATTGCCTCTTTCTGCTGTAATTGTGCTGAATATTGAATCCTGATTGCTTCCGCCAATGGTAACTGGATAGGTTCCAGGTGCAAGTGCAAAACTTGTACGATAATCTACTTTTCCTCCACCACCGCCACCGCCCAAATTATCGCCGTCGTTATTACTACCATTACCGCCACCGCCAACCACTAAAACATCAACGTTTGACATTTTTATCCTCTAATCGTAGGTGTAAAACACTTCAATATAGAAATCTTTTATGTCGGCGTGTGGAGAAGCGTCCATCTGAAAATAAACATACTTCCCACTCGGCACTGTTGCGTCGTCAAATCCGGTGGTAATTGTTACAACTCCATTTGTGGTGTCGCACACGTCAATTATCGTTGCATTTGCAAAACCACCGACGTTAATATCATCTGCAAACTTTAGATCACCTGCTAATTCAGCCGTGGGTGACGTGTCACTACAATGGATATGAATTCTCGTTATTGTTAAAGCAGCATCAGCACGCATTATGACTATCCGCGCTCGTTGTGCATAAACCGCTTGAGGATTGGAAACGAAACCGCGCACTTTTACCTCTCCACCACTACTCGGAGCCGCACTTGTCCACGCTGTCCCGTTACTTGTTAGGACGTTACCGGATGTACCAGGAGCAACTAAGGCAAGGTACAACGTGTCCATATACGTCTTTAGTGTGGTCTTGATATTTGCCCACGAAAGGCTTTTCCATGCGCTTGCAATTGAATCCCATAAATTGACCTCATCTGCGTCCACAGGAGTTGTTTTAGCGTCATGACCTTCGACATTTACAGCGGCATCAACGGCATCCAGCCCATCTTCAATGTTGTTCATGCGTGTCGCAGTAAGAGAAGTGCCTGCAACTGTGACCTCTGTGGCTAATTCAATTTTTGCGCCTGTAGCCAAGGCAGCAAGCAGGGCGTTCACCGCGGCCATCGTTTCTGCTAAATTTGTAACATTGCCAGGTATTGGATCACCCTCTCCATCCAACACCTTGTGCAATGGAGATTCCACCAGCTCTTCATCAGCCCATGCAGGGTCGTTAGGGGTGAATAGTTTTGCCATTAGTATCCTAGGCCTTTCACGGTTTTGTTTATTTCATTCATGTTGTAAAATTGTTGTAAGCACAACGGAATTTCGTTAATGTCTCCGCCAGAATATCCTGCAATGGAAGCGTATAATTCTGTGTATCCGCCCCAACCGCCCTGCCAAAATATAATGCTTTTAGAATCGACGCTAGTTAATTTTTGTTTTCCAATTCCTGGAAAAAACACAATTTCGAATGCGTGCTTGTCTTTGAACTCCGCAGGCATAAGATATTGAGTCATTCGATAGTCGTCTACAGCCTCCACCCATTCATCTGTTCTGCTTATCCATCCAGCGGTGTCGTCCACCTTATGCGCGGATTCGTGTAGGCAGGAATTTTTATCATGACAAAATATTGCTCTAATCCCAGGGATATAAATATCATGACAAACAAAAGTTATAAATAAAAACAATATTAGTAAGAGAAATAATAACGGAATAAGGAATTTCTTCATTCGCTGCCTACCCTGGTGACCCACAGTCTACCACTTACGGTTATATTTGCGTTTGAGTTGTGCCATACAGTCATATTAATAGACTGACCGGCGGTTAAGTAAATCAAATATGATCCAGACATTGAACAAGTAATCCCGGGCGTAGTTGGCTGACTGCCAAATAAAAATGGCGCTGTATCTATATTTATATGCACCTCTCTAACACCAACATTATCTATTTGCCAAGTATTAAAATACCCAACAAGATAATACCCAGAAGTTACTATATTTATTACAGTTGGAGTTCCAGCATTAAACATTCCATCTGTATCAAAAACCTCTGTGCTAAATGAAATAGTTGTCCACGTTCCAATATTGATTAATTGCGCAGAAGATACAACCCTTGCGCCTATAAATCTATTTTCTCCCCATTCCGGTGCAGTTGCCCCTGAATTCATTTTCAAAACTTGATTAGCAGTCCCTTTTGCAAGCCGTGCTAAAACACCTGCAGCTGAAGCGTAAAACAAATCTCCTGCAGCCTGCTCAGTAACTATCGGCTGTCTTGCGGTCTCTGTTGTTAGTTTCATCAAGTCAGCAATCGATACAACTTTGATTTTATTTACATCAAGAGGTTCCGAAGCATCATAAATCAATAAGTAATCACCGATCGCCGTAGCGGTTAAGTTGGTATTTTCATTCGCAATCAAATCTGAAAAATTTCTGGTTGTCATATTAATACTCTCTCCATCCGTTATTTCGTGTTAAGTCAACTCCACTAATTGCAATACCGGTTCGCGCGCGTCTTACTGGGTTTTCAACCGGTGGAATATATACCGGTTCAATCCCTCTAATATCTGTCACCTGCAAATAGCCTCCAACCAAATTCATCTCCATTTTTTGTACGAACCCAAGTATAGTTTTATTATACAGTGTATTCGATGAAACTACATCCATAAGTTTAATTGCTGATGGAAGCAGAGTAAAAGTTTGTTTATATCTCTGTCGATAGTAATCTCTAACTCTGTCTAAAATAGTTTGAGCATTGGTTTCATTTACCATTGTGGCTTCTGAAATTATCAATGCATTTTTATTTGCATATTCAGTCAAACCAGTTTCAAAGAAAAGAAAAGATCTCTTGCTATCAACCCACGGGTATCCAGTAATTGTAACTTGTCCGGCTGCTTGAAGTTCTAATCGTAAAGAATTGGGCGAATCAAAAGCATACTCGCCTGATATTTCTAATAGGTCACCATTTTCAAATACAAAATCGGCGCCGTCCTCAAAAGCAAAAGTTACTGGTATAAATCCAGGACCATCTACAATAATATTATAATAAGGTTGATCAAAAACAATTTTATGCTGACCAGCGGCTAGATATTCATCAAAAATAGTTTGCAACTCGGTTCCAGCAGTATAACTATGTGAAATCAGTTCAATGCTCGTAACAACATTTAATAATTCAATTGGTTGATCTTTTAACTTCTGCGTGTCTTTTACTCTAGAGTCAAATAATTGATAAGGCAAATTTACTGGACTTATCAATATACGGTCACTTCTCGCGCACGAGGCAACGGCTCCAGCAGCAAAACAAATCTGCTGCAGCGCCTTACGATAATCGCTTGGAGGAATCCATCCTTGAATTGTTATTGTCTCAATTGAAGGATCAACACTAAACAAAATACTTTTTGGAAGCAGTACTTGATTAAGAACGGACAGCAGAGAAGTGGGGGTAGACCAGAACCCGCCGTCGTAATCTGTTTTAGACATGGCCCCAATTGCGTCAAAAGCCCTAAACTCAAGAGTGTAGTTATTTGCATTCTTAAAAGTGTCTAAGTAAAACTTGCCGAGATACTGTGAGATGCCATCAACGGACTCATAACATTCTACAGGTAAACGCTCTGCCAAAACACAGTCAGATGAGAAAACAGAAAGGGCGGAATCGGTATTGTATACTTTGATCTCAAGCACGTTGTAGGGCAGTTCAATGCTAACCGGGTTCACCTCTTCAACTAATGAAGCAGATATAACATCTGCGCCTGTGAAGGTGTAAGTTGTTGTACCTGCAGTTAGAATGATGGTAGGATTAGTTATCATGGAGTCAACGCCGGCTGCTCTGCAATAAACGAAGCCGAAAGGTTTCGATAGTAGGCAGTATTAGTTTCATCTACTCTCGCCATGTCATCACTCACTGAAGCGATATAAGCAGAAAAAGTATACCCACCTGGAATGACAATAGTGTGGAATTCCACAGGCTCAGTAAGTTTTGTAAATAGTGCGTTGTAGACAGCGGGGTCGGCACCAAAAGCAAATTGCATTTTATAATTAAAATAAACTCCTAAAACCTGCCTGTGCAATTTACCATCTGCTGTTCGCTCTGCAGACTTATCAAGTACGTCAGCAGATCGTTTGCATGAAATAATATTAATATTATAAGAAATTCCATCTATGATTATCATGAAGAAGCTCCGTCAAGCAGGCTTGAACCCATCCGCTCATTTTCTTGTTTGATCACCGGATTTAAGGTTCTAATTAAGGCACCCAAAGTAGAATTACCAAAATCTATAGTAATTTTCTGTCCATTTTGATTGCCGAGCTCTTCACGAATTAAAGATCGCAGAAGACTCTCAGGCGCCTCAATATTAGTACCTGACTTTTGATCGCCCAAGATTGCAGCAAATGGAGCGTTAGCAGGAATTACCGCCCCGGTAGCCAGTCTTGGAATTTGAGGCGCGGATATTTCCGGAATTGAAGAAAATCCCACCGTTCTTGCCACTACATTCACACCCTTAATTAACACGTTAATTGGGGCGACTGCAAATCTTAAAAATGCATTGAACGAATCAATAATTGCATTTATGACTGACTTTGCAATATTTTTCAATCCGTCAAAAATAGTATCCCATTTGTTCTTCACCCAGTCCAAAGTGGTTTGAAAAGCATTTTTGATAGGATCTGTTACTTTTTCTCTAATCCAGCTCCCAACACTGCTTAGTATATTTTTAATCCCTTGCCATGTGTCACTTACGAAATTTTTAATGTTCTTCCACGCTTGATCAAACCAATTTACAATGGGGTCAATCACTTTTTCCTTAAACCACCGACCCGCGTCATTCCATGCCTTTTTAATATCTTCCCACGCCTTTATTGCCCACGCGCTTATTTCGGGCCAATATTTAATTAGTACATAAACAATAGCAACGACCGCAGCAATTGCGGCAACTACTAATGTAATTGGTGAAGTCAAAAACGCCATCGCAGCGGCAAATGCGGTAGTTACTCCAGTTGCAATCGCTCCTACTACATTCCATATTGTTATTGCGGCGTTCACGGCAATCCAAGAAGCCGCGAATATTCCAATAATTGTAGCAATTGTTTGAAAAGCATCTTGGTGTGTGTTAATCCATGTACTAATATCATTCAACCGCGCTACTAGCCACTTTAGAGCGTCTATGATTACCTGCCCAGTCCAAGCAGCCAGAGGCTGTAGAAAATTCTCCCACAACCAAATACCGAGAGGTTGAAGGGCCACAAGAGCCGAATTCAGCACAGTTGCCGCGGCACCGACTAAATCAAGAAATACTGGCAGAACATCTGTAATGGCCCACGAACCAAGAGGGACTAAAATATTATCCCAGGCCCATTTTAGTCCTTCCCATATAGTTTTGCCAAGAGGAATCAGTGCATCTTTTAGTCTTCCGAATGCCTCTATTACTGGAGCAATAAAAGTCAATAATGATTCTTTGAATGCCGCAACCTTTGCCTTTATATCTTCAAGACCGGCGTCAATTTCTTCTGGCATTCCTATGCCTGCAATTCCTCCTCCGCCTGTTATCGGCCCTGCGGCTCCCCCACTAGATGCTCCCCCGTCTCCTTCATCCATCTGTAAAACATTTAACTCATCAAATGGAGCCAAGGCACCTTTTGCAGCTTTGCCTGCTTTTGTTGTAGAATCTGCCAATTTGTCTTGCGCTCCAGCCGCTTCATTAGTGCTATCGGCTAGTGCAGATACAGAATCTGCAGCGCCAGATATTTGTACGCCAAAGAGCACGCTCATAAATTGAGCAACCTTGTTAAAAAATACAACAAGCCAGTCAACTGCGATCTTAATATAAGGCATAACCTTTGAAATAATTGGAATTATTGAATTGCCTATTGCGGTTTTGAGATTATAAAATGACACACCCAAGGCCGAAACTTGTCCAGCGTACGTACCTGCAAGTTTGGCAGCGTCCCCAACTTGAAATCGACTTTCTTCAAGAATGCCGGTTACCTCTGCCTGAATTTTTTGCTGCTTTGTGAGCGCGCCAACAGTTGTACCTATGGAAGCCGCATAATCCTTCCACATCATTGAAACATTTTTGGTCACGCCCGCGTTGTCAACTAAGATAGAATTTTCATTTTTCAGCCCTTCAGTTGCAGACTGAACAGCATTGCCTAACGTCAAAGATGCCTGCCTGCCAAATGATGCAGAATCTTTAAGCGCAGTAAGTGTAGCTTCAATTTGTGAAATGTCATAACCACGCATAAGCAAGTTTTTATACGCTGTCGTTGCATTTGTAATGGGCACTAAACCGTCTTTGATGTAGTCGTTTATAAAACCCCTGGCTGCCGAAAAACTATTGCCAGTGCCTTCAACAACGCTTTGTAAACCTATCATGGAAGACGCAAGTTCACTAGCAGCGGACACCGCGGTTTTGCCGAAATTGACAACTGCACCAATACCAAAAGCGATACCTATGGCGGCGCCTAGACCTTTAACTTTGCTGATCATCGCATTTATGCCAGAATTAAATCCCTGACCGTCTATGCGCGAATCAATTTTTATACGGCCGTCATACCCTGCAGCCATTATGTTACCTTCCGTTCTTCGACGTATTTAGCGTAAATACCTTGACTAACTAATAATTCTTTGAACCACTCAAGAGTATCAGGGGTCATATATTTGATATTTTCCGCAACATCAGGTTGCTTTAGCAACTCATCCATAATCTCAGAATCGTACATGCTGACCTCGCAATTGGTTCATAAATACACTTCGTTTTTCAAGGTCCTCTAATGATTTGACTTCGAGCTCAGGCACTTCAAATAATTCACCCATGTCTCTGGCTGCGGCTTTTTCTTCTTTAGATGCCTTACCAGACTTCACACGAGAGCGTAGATTTACCACGCTACTGAATGCAGTTTCAGCGCCCAAGTCCATAAAAAGAGCAAGAAATTTCCACCAATGCATTTTCTCTGTGGTTAGATCAACTCCATGAGTTTGCTTAAAAGCAGAATAAATCATATTTGAATCTTTACTCCAAGAATAGACTCGCGGCTTCAAAGGTCCTTTTTTAGGTAATTCGCCTCCGTCTATAAATTTAAACGCCTGTTCAAAGGCTAATTCAATATTTTCAGGAATAACAGGGTATAAATTTAGTAATAGAATTGTCTGCTTCTCATGGTCCGTTAAATTTATATCTTCGTATGCAAAAATAACATTTAAACTTGCACGAAAATCAGTATTCAATAAATATTCTTTTCCGTCTATTTCAACGGAATCTGGAAGTTCGTCGATAAGTAAATTCACATCACCTTATGGCGTTTCTTTTCTTTTGGCAAATATTTTGTAACGAGCGTTTCGCGGCCGGCTTGAATATATGGAGTAATTCCTTCCAAGAATTGAGCAATTGCAAATTCGCTCATCAGGTCTCCAAATACTTTTTGACTGGTGCCAGAGCCAAAAAGAATATCGATTTTTTCGCGAACAAATAAACAAACGCTATCTCGAAGCGCGCTAATTTCTTCTATTGTAGATGTGTCATCCACAATCTCGTGCGCCTCAAGTTCCGCAATTTTTGCGCTCATTTCTTCCATGCGATATTTTACATCTATTCGCAGTTTTTCATACCGCCTGCCCCAGTTCACCTCAGTTGGATTGAACTCAATGAACTCAGGACCATCATTGATCTGAATCTTTTTTGCGCCTGTATCAATTCGTAAGACGTCCATATTATCCTTTTAAAATTTCCCGGCCTTTCGACCGGGAATATTTTACTCAGAGGTCGCGGTAAAAGTTGAAGTTGTTGGGTTAAACGTGCCCTGCACTGGATCGCCGCGATAATTCAAAGTTAAAGCCATTGAATTTTTAACTCCGCCGTCGCCACCAAAGGTGTCAAATTGAACCGAGACATCCTGTTCTTCGGCAGGGTACTCACTGCCAACCGGGGTCTCATAAAGCCACACGTTGACAATCTTCGTATAGGCGGCAGAGCCGACTGGGCGAGTTTTCCGCAGGCCGTCAAGATAGTCCAAGGCCTCATCAGTTTCAATGTGCTTGGCATCGATCGGCATGGTTGGGCGATAACTATCAATCTCAGTGGTTCCAGAATCCTGATTGATATACGTTTCATCGGTCGTCTGAGGATTGTAGTTGATCGCAGCAGACAGGATTCCTTCACCCAAGAGGACATAATCCTTTGAAACTCCGGTTCCTACGTTGATAAACGTTGCAAATTCTGATCGTTTAGACATTATTTACTCCTATTCTGATTCTTCGACTATTTTCGCCTGTCGATATTCAAGGCGACAATCTATTTGGTATACTCCTGTTTCACTAACACCCTGCTCATAGAGATACCCGCTTGTCCCGGCCTCAATTACTCGAGCAGTTTGACCCACATCGAGAGTTGGCAGGTTTCCTAACTCAGTCTGCTCATCAAGCCACTTCGCAAAGGCTTCGTAAAATCCGGCATTCGTGAGTCTTGCCAAGTCATCAGCAGTACTTTCAGCGGATTGAAAAGCAAATGGATATTCCATTATCTTGACGCCGTTTACATATTCTTCCAGGATCTTTTCACCAGGCAATGGAACGATTGAATACTCAGTAGGCTCAGAGCCGAGAAAGTTTACCCAAACCGGGCGACCCGACTTCAACTCGGTGCAGGTTTTTATGTAGGTTTGAAGTGCAGCAATTATGGTCATCCACCACCTGCGATTCTTTTGGCTCCAGCGATTATCGTCTTACCACTTACGAATTTCATTCTTGCAAACCAGTAGGGTCCCCGGAGTGGGCCAGTTTGCGTGCCTGGTTTTCTTGCAGAGTAGTATTGATGGCGGGCGTAGGGAGCAATCCATTGCACGAGACCTGAGCCTATTTCAGTCCCCAGAATGCCGGTCTTTATAAGAGTACCGGTCAGCAGGGGGGTATACTTCTCCGATAGCCGAAGTACCTCAGAGTCAACAAACTGCTGAGCCTTAGAATATTGCTTTTGCCACTTTGGTTGGAAATTGGTATTCCACTCAAGCGCAGCTCGGCCATTCTTAGTCTGAATTACTCGGCCTCTTGGAGTCTGAATTACAGGTCCACTCATGTCATCCACCTGATAGTTTCACATGCTGCATGGGTAAACTTCCGAAGTCTAAAACATCAACACTTTTCAGTGTAATGTTATTCGGGTATTTCACCTTCAAAGCCGAGATGGTAAAGTTAGCAGAAATTGTGTCAGTTACAAGTCCCTTAACAGCAACGTCTCCAACTTTTGCAGATGGGTTCTTTGAAATTGGAATGTGTATGACCACGCTGTCGGCCGCGAGCAGGCCGGAGCGCAAAACATTTACGGCCTTCCGCTGCTCCCACAGAACACCCTCAATTTGAGTGCGCGACCAAGACTCTATGCCGTTAGCAAGTGTTTTTTTGTAGATCGTCATGTCATGTGGAGTGTACATTAGAAGCCTCGGTACATCAAGTTAGTAGATATGAGATACAAGCTGGCAGCGTCAACATACTTTTGCTCGACACTTCGCATATTTAAATTATTATCCGCATAAGTTACCGAATGGCTTCCTACACTTTCAGATTTAATGCCGCCCATATCTCCACTATCGTTTATGATTTTTATCTGCTCCGCCACCGCACACATAGCTTTTTTGATTAGCAAGATAGTGGCGTCATCCTCATCAAGATCAATTATTTCTTGCACTTGGTTGAATGTTATCTGATCTATGATGGCCGACGCGCGCAGCGCCAGCTGAGGAAAAGCAGTCGGAGTGATTGCAGTTCCTAAATACTCGTCACCAGCATAAAAAATGTAATCGCAGTAAGCGGCCATAAGATTGAAGGGCGGGAATTACCCCGCCCTATGTCCTTATCTTATTCAGATACTTCTTCGCTGATAACGATGTCGCGGAGAACGGCGGCGGCACGAGTGGCTTTGATTGCCATTGCAGCAACCATTTCAACTTCGCCGGTCTTTACGGCACCGGGTTCTGCCAGGTTAGGCAGATAGGTTTCGATTACACTGGTTCCTTCGGGAGTTACACCGTGAACACCGTCTAATCCAATACGAACGGCATAGATGCTGGTAGCGCCGGCAGTAGTGGGGATGATCGGGTTTGAAGTACCTGGTTTGTCACCGAGGCTCATAACGATGGAAGGACCCCACACACTAACTTCGTCACCGTACCCCTCTTTACTTAAGAGGTTGATTCCGGCTCGATCCATGACTGACTGATACACAGAATACATATCAGAGTTCATGAGGTACAAAGTCGGAGCGCCATCCATGAGCGCACGAGTTCGGCGAAGTGCATCCAAAAACACTTTCCAATTTTTGTCGATCAAATCGGAAGTTGAAAGGTCAATATCAGCGGTCGGGGTGTACTCGGTTGAAGAACCGGTTAAGGCAACGTCAAGGCCATCGAATTCAAGAGGATCGCCATCTTCGTCACCATTGATAAACCAATCCGCAAACAAAGCGCGAGTGGCCTTGATCTTTTGTTCCAACTGGAATTGAACGTGCTGAATAACCTGTACTTCGTGTTTGATGATTACACGGTCAAGCTCGAATGAACCGCCGAACACTTTAAGGTCAACATTGAAGCGGTCGGTAACGGTTTCTTGAGGCTCGAACTCACTGTTGATTGCACGACCCGCGGCAGTAGGTTGAGTGATGATACGGTTATAGGCGTAGGTCAAAGACTGACCTCCCTGCGGTTTGACAGTGTTGTCAAAAATCATATTTTCCAAGAGCGCGGACTTACGGAATTCGTCAATAACGAAATTGGTAAGTTTTTCCTGTGATAACTCTTTTGCTTGAGCTAAAGTAATAGGCATGGTATTTTATCCTTATTTTTTGATTCCAAGAGCTTCCCCGATTGCGTTCGCAAGTGTAGGCTCTGTGGTTGATTGAGATTGTAGGCCGGTCGTAATTTTTGCAGCCGGTTTTTCGTCACTAAACAGGTAGCCCTTTGTTTCTTTGAGTGGTTTGATCTGTTCGTCAAGGCCGATAAATTTCACGTCACCCTCACCACGTTGAATCTTTTCGAGGTTGAGTTTCGGGATAACGTCTGAAGCATCTTTGACCTTATGTGTTGCGGCCAACTCTGATTCAAGGTCTTTGGTAAACTTGAATTTTTCGATCTCTGCTTCGGCATCCTTTTTCGACTGTTCGGCCAACTTTTGAAATTCTTCAGCTTTGGCTTTCCAATCATCCGCGGCTTTCTTAGCAGATTCAGGGTCAAGTTTCTTGAATCCATCGATTGTGACATTGGCTTCGTCAAGTTGTTTCTGAATTGCCTTTGTTTCATCATTGGCAAGCGTCAACTTTGACTTATGAGTCTCGATATCCTCACCGTGTAATTTCATGATGGCATCGACTTGTTCCTTGTTAAGTTCTAGTGCTTCCAGATCAGACCTTTTCATTGCGGATTCTCCTGTTTACTAAGCTACTGTTTTATTTACGTGTGCCAGCCACACTTTGGCTTTTAGCCATTTTACGTTTGGCAAAAACAAAACCCGCCTGACAAATATAGTCAGAGCGGGCCAAATGTACTGCTCTTGCGAGTTGCATACCTAAACGGGATGCTGTGATTATTATATCACATTACGCAAGTCTTTATGATGTTTTACGCGGCCTTCCACCTTTCTTCCCGTTCTCAGCGGATGAACGTGCTTTCTTTTCTGTTTTGATACTGCCTAAGATTGAGGCGGCGGATATTCTTTTATTCCAAGCACCAATAGCTTCCTGTCTTGTTTTGCAATTAGCAGACGAAGATCCACACTCACAACACGCTGCGAACCATTCGTAATCGCAGTTGTTTATAGTTTTGTGTACTACATCGATTCTTTTACATCCACAAAATGGGCAACTTTCAATTTTGTTTATTTCTTGCGTTTCTTTAGTCTTGTAAACATAAGTTATTTGTTTTGTTGTCACCTTGACATCCCCTAATAAACTATTTCGGATAGACGTTTTTCTATCCATTCTTTACGGCGCGGATCAACAAACCCAGTTATGTTTTTTAGCTCGTTTGTCAATCGTAGAGCCTCGTTATGCAGCCCGCAGGCTGTAATTGTGGCCTCAACGCCAGGATGTTTCTTGAATATGTACTGCCAGTCATCGTATGAAATATCCGTAAGGTTCATTTTACCTCCTCTATTGAATGTGTTAGTTGTCCGATTTCCATTACTGCGATTACCGCTGAATAGTCATTTGATTGTTTTGCAGATTCCATAACTGAGCGTAAAACCTTGATTGTTTGTTCGTCTGTCTTGTATATTTTTCCGTTGATCTCGAATGTGTTTGTCATTTTGTTTTCTCTCCTCGTTTGTTATGTATATATAATACAACCTATTGATGGGTTTGTCAATAGGTTGTAAATAAACTGCCGTAAAATCCGTGTTAAATTACTTTTTATACTTCCTTTCGTACCAGGCGCAATACATCCTGAACATCTGATATAAGATAGCTTCTAAACTAACTATTTTCTCGCCAGACATTGACAACCTTCTTTGAGAATGTTTTAGAATCCATTTGTTCACCGATGAAGTCTTTTCGCCATTGTGTTTGTTCGATCAAAGCTCTCTCGAATAATTCAAGGATAGGCGCTTCACCGTAGTTTATCGGATACGCAATATCATCACCGTATTTATGCCAGTTTTTAGGGGTATACTGCTCACTCATTTTATTCGCCCGACACGGTAAATGTTGGTTTATTCCGATAACCGGCTTTCCTCTCGCAGCAGCTAGATACATCATTGTACCTTCGGCTATGACTAAATCAGCGTTATCAATGTCATCCGTGGAGTTGTCAGGCACGCCCCGTATCCAGTGAAACGCCTCATGTCTGTGGAGCCCTTGCCTGATTCGTGATTCGATAAACCTTATAGTCACATGATACTTACTGCCAAGGCTTTTTAGATCACGCATAATAGATTGATTAGCCTCGAAAGCTTCAGGCCTTAACCTACCACCTGCAGGATGGATCGGGGCAAAAAGTATATTTCTTATTTCGTTCGCCCTGAAAGGTTTTACCTCGCACCACGGCCAGCCGGTCACTTCAACCCTTGCCTTTGGGTTAATGATGTTCATTGCTTTTTTATGACCTTTACCGATCACGAACACGCATTTAACCCTGTCTTGTAATGGTACAAGGCCATCATACCACCAGGGTGGAAGAGCGGAATGAGGATAAACCATTAGAGTAGCATTAGGGTATTTCAGCGTCTCTGGACGCGGTTTGTTGTCATTGTGAATGTACCAATCCCTATCAAACAATATAACGTCCGGGTTTATGTCATCCTCAATGTGTCCGGCTTCTAAAAGCGCATTTCTAAATGCCGCGCTTTTGAGTTGGTAGTTGTTGATATAAAACCTCATTTATGCTCCAGAATAAAAACATAATCAGCCTTGTAATAGAGCTTCCAGTCTTTCGAGGTTGATAGAATCAAATCACACGCTTTGGTCACGCCTGAAATCATGTTGTAATCATGAAATACCACAAAACGAGTGGTGATTGGTGAGACTTTCTTCCAGTCATTTAAAACGCCTTCTTCTGTGTGATCGCCGTCAACGTAAGCTACTGTAAATTTTTCCGCAACATTGAAATCTGGACTTTCGGCAGATATAAGGCGGTAATTTTTAACCCCAAAAGCACCAAGGTTTTCTATCACCGTCTCAATATTCACAGGAATCCCGGATCTGTCAAGCAGTTTCTTTGTGTTTTCAAAGTAGAATCCATTAAACGGGTCAACTCCCACACAATTACCGATATGTCCTAATTGAGATTTTAGCATCCCGACAGCACACAATGACCCGCCGTGCAAAACGCCTATTTCAAGATAATTACCATCACCGGCCAGCTCTACGACTTCCAATAGCTTACCGACACAATTACCACCATTAGGAAAGCGTCCGTAAATATTGGTTGACACGTTGGCGATAATATCATCTATTTGAGAACCCATATAAACTCCCACGCTTCATTTGGGCCGACAATGGATTCTACAATCTCGAATCCTGCTTCTTTGATAATGACTTCCCACGCATCACGCGGTAAATGCCATTCAAGCTGTTGCGATCGGGTTGTCAATCGTCTAAATCCCTCTTCACCCTTTGAATATAAGAGGTTATGAGGTAATTCGAGATAACAAATTCCCTTTGTTAGTTTCTTTATTTTCTTTAGGCCAGCTAAAGGACTTTTGAAGTGCTCGGCAACTCCCAGGCAAATAACAAGATCAAACTTAATATCCGGTTTGTAATCACTCAAAAACTCACAGTCGACTTGAGCCCCACTGTTTTCAGTAGCCAACTTACAAGCTACCGGTGAAACGTCAATACCATATAATTCAACATCTTTGAGATTCTTACCCAAAACTGATAACGTGTGACCATTGCCACACCCTACGTCAAGGATAGTCTTAGGGTTGTATTTCTTGATAATGTCAACTGCAAATAAATCCCTTGCCTCTCCGCTCCATTTACGTGGATTGGTCAGATAGTGCTGGTCATACTCGTCTGCTAATGCCTTGCGATCTGGATAGTTCATATTGTGTATCCTCTCTTTTTTATATCAGTATACATCATTTTATATAATTTCACGCACTCTTTGCCTGTCTAACCCGGTCTCTTTGATAAATTCTATCATGTGTTTCTGCCACTCTTTTATTTTTGCAGTCTCAAATGTCGCGTCAAGATTACCAACCTTCAACGCTACTTCTTGACGTTTCCATTCCCTTATTTTTCTCTCAATCGCGCGTTGTTTCTGTGTGGCCTCATAAACCGTGATCTCTTTGCCTTGATAGGTGACTTTTTTATTTGAGTAGCTTTCGAGTTCGGCTTTGTCATACGCCGCTTTTGAGATACCTTCAAAGTAGGGATAAAACGAGTGCCTGCAATTTACACCTAGCAACCCGGTAACAGTTCCGTATCCTGTGGATGATACAAAATCAGGATACTTTTTATTCGTGCCGGATCGTGAATAAACCTTCCCCTGCCAGATGGAATGTTCCGGACGGCTGCCTATGTGGCTTGACACTTCGACCAGGTCCTGCCCCATTTCATCCGCTCTTGACCATTGCAAGTCACCAGATGTCTTTGAAACACCTGTTAGCACGGCTCGACGCGCAAAAACATCTAGAGAATCTTTTTTACCAGATGGATATATTACTTTCAAACCAGATTCTCCTACGCTTTTCACGGCTTCCCTAATTGCAGTGTTGTAATCCATTGCGCCGCTTGAAACTTGCAAATACGCCCTGTCTAAAACGTATATAAAATCACGCTCACTATTCAATGCGGTTGTAAGTGTTAAGTTGCGCATTAGTCCGTTAGTTTTTCGTATTCCCTCGACTAATACAGAAGTCATGGCTGGACTAAGGTTTAGTGGCAGAGGTTGCAATCCTGCTTTTATGTAGATTGAATCATCAAAGCGGATCGACATTACCCCCATCTTTTTGAATAACACAGATAATTCTATTTCACTTTTACCAGTAAGAACGGATAGTTTTATAAGCACTTCGTCATAAATAGCAGCCGATTCTGTGATCCGTTGCATCTGCCATGCTGTTGAACTTGTAACTGTGCCAAACTTGACAATTCGCTTTGCCATTGATTGGATAATGCTATCTTCAAAGTCTTGATAAAGTTTGATGATAGAAGAATTATTAATACTATCAATTTGATCAGCTGTTAGCACGTTTCTTTTCCTCCCACCACTTCTTTTTTGCTTCACTTACTTTTCGCTTTGCCTCTATTGATAAACATTTTCCTGTTCTTGATTCTGATATTTTACGGCGCGCTTCGTCTGACATTTTTTGCAAACCCTTTTTCCCTTTATTCCAAGGTTCTACCCCTAGAGTGTTTTTATTACCTAATAATGAATTACTTATTTTTTTTCTAGCCTCTTGGGTATGATGTTTTCCTTTATTACCAGGCGATATACCTTTTCTTTTTTCACTCATTTTTTTACGCGATTCTTCAGAAAAAAATCTCCCTATGCTTTTTGCCCCTATTCGTCTCTTTGTCTCATCTGAAAGTATTTTACCCTTATTGGCGTCACTTATTCTTTTTTTGTGTTCATCTGAAAATACACGACCCTTACCCGCTTTACTAACTTTTTCTTTTGTTTCGTCAGAATGTTTTACTCCTAAAGGGCTTCCGGCAGTAGGAGAAATATTATATTCAGGTTTTGATTTGTTTATATAACCTTGTTCTAATGAGACTAAAATAAAAGGAAAACATTCTTTAATAATACTAAAAATAAAATATTTTTCACCATATTTATTCCATGCACGTTGTAAGTAAGCACTGTGATGTTTATTGTTGTTCAAATCTCTAACGTGTTCGCGCCACCTATTTTTAATATCGCAAGATGAACCGACATACCTATGACCATTGATTGTATTGACAATCTCATAAACACCTGATATTTTATTGTTTGAGTTTTGGGTTATAATCATTTTGTTGACCGCCTCCATTGCGGTTGATGGGTGCCGGACTGTTATAGCAGTCTCGGCACTTTTATTATACACTATTTACGCTCCCTGGAATAAATCTGTCTCTGGTTGTTCGCTTTGCGCTTCAGCTATCCACTGTTTAGCAGTTTCTTCTTTGAGTTTGTAATTGCGCATCAAGAATACATATTTTGGCATTGATGTCATTCCAACAGTCTGATTATCCTGGGTGAATTGTTTATCTCTGTCAGTCACCAATGAATCATCGAAGTCATAAGAAGCCGTATAAGCTCCACGAGGTGCAAGCCCTTCAATGTCACACCACGCAGACATAGCGTAGAGCAAATCATCTAACGCGTTCTTTAGTGCCTTTTGAGTGTCAACAACCGTAGCAGCCGAACGCTGCTTACTTGATAATATTTCGGTTGCGGTCTTGTCAACCGTCTCGGGATCGGATAACGTTCCATTCGCCAATCCACATAAAACCTCAATCCGCTTCAATATGTCATTTAATCCAGAGCTTATCATCTCTTGTCTGAAGTCAGGTGACCATTCATCGAATAAACCTTTAGTCTCTCCGATGTTCGCAGTACCGGCCAACGTGCGGATATAATCTTCATCCTGTGGCAAGTAAGGGTTTCCATCATTGTCACGTTTTAGAGCTAACTCATTGACGTACATTTTGCGCTTGCCAGATCGGAATTCCCAAACAAGATTGGTATAAATTTCGTCCGCGTCCTCTAACTGTTGTACGGCTCTTGAAAAGCACGACACGCCAAGAGGCGAGTCAGGGTCATTGTTATTAGCAGCAGGGTATCTGAAATAAGCAAACAAAGGTTTATCAATCCCTTCGATTACCGCTTGCTCTTCAATCACTGCCCAATCTTGTACAACTGTCAATGCAACCTTATTACCCAACTGATTAACATCTGTGCTCTTGAATGCAGCATTCTTAACCATACATTTACCATTTGAGTAATTGTGATATTCTAATCTTGTGTACCACGCATCACCTATTTTTCTACGATCTGCGAACACGCAAGCGGTTATATTACCACTTGAATCATAAGTCACTGGATAAAACGAATTGGCTCCGATAAAATCAACCGCAATCATTCCGTTTTTAGGATACGGCTTCATCATAAGTCCACCGAGAGCGCAACCGAGTTCTACCTTTTCACGCAATCGATCTAATATAGGCTGTAATTGCATTTTGAGAAATTCAGCCCTTGCGCTCCCCTCAATCTCAACTGACATTTCAATAGTGACCGACCTGGCTATTTCAGAGGCAATTGTCGCCCCCAAGTTCAATGAGTGCATCTTTGTAGTCAACCATGGCGATTTATTCTGATAGATGAGGCTCCATGTTTTGAGAGCTTCAGCCATGATACTTGATACGTCAATCTCAATGCCTAACGCGGTTTTAATAGTATCTTTTGTAAACATTTTTGACCACCAATCTCTTATCCAGCTAAGTAAAGACATAAGTTATCCTCAGTCCTCATGACGCATTGGAGCATGCAAAAACTTAGCACGGCGCAGCGCCTGTTCTTTCGTTTTATACGCCCCAGATCTGGGAATGCTGTCTGACAGTCTATTCTGTTCTGCCGGGCAACGGAAAGCGGTGGGGCGCGGGTCAACAACGAATCCCGGTTCGCCGTTTACATTCACTTCATGAATGAACTTTTCATAATTAATCATTTTATTCTCCTGGCTTGCGCCATTGTAGATTCTGTGAATATCTCACAGCGGCGATCGCATCATCCTTTTCTCGTGGATACGCCTCTATAATCTCACCGTCTTTGGTTCTCTCGTAAGCATAATCTGTAAATTCTTCTGCCGTGTAAGGGCATCGTTTAGGGTCAATGACAATCTTTACAAGAGATTGCAGCCACTTCATTGAGTACGTGACCGACCCCGGCCCCTTTTCTGATCCGATTACTTTAGCTCCAAAATCTCTGTAATCTGCAATGCTTTTTGGATCTTCCGAGTCCGCAATGAGTAAGTCATTTTTATTATAACCACTTTCAAGGATAGCATCATACATTTCTCTATTTGATGCTTTCCATTTTCTACACTCGCCAAAGATAAATAATGTGTGTTTTGCAGATTGGTAATAAGTCTTTGCATAGTGAGCAGGGTGAGGGAAGTAGCCGAAGTCTAAACCGTCCTCACTCTCGAATCTCTTGATTTCTTCATCCGTAATCGCTCTAATGTCAAGGTTCTCAAATACCATGTCGCCAAGGCCGTTGACTTCACCCAGGTACTCATGATCGTATGCTTTAGGGTTGACTTCTTTCAGGAATTCAGCTTCATCAATAAACGCCTTTCCTAACCAGTCAGCCGGTACACTTCTGTAATCTGATTTATGCCGCCATTGCTTTGGTTTGGTTACCAAAAGGTATTTATTTACCCAGTTACCGGATGTTTGTGGTGGGTTCCATGACTTGAAAATATACGCCTTGTCAGTGCCACGTATTGCGCTTTGGGTGATACTTCTAATGCTTTCTGCCCCGTGAAATTCCGGTAACTCTTCAAACCATAATATTTTTATCGCTCCAAACGGCGGCTTGATAGATTTGATCTTTGCAGGGTCATCCGCGCCCCTGAAGAATATCTTTTGACCTGTTGGAATATAGGTTATTTCCATCGGATTGTTTATGCATCTGAATTGGTCAGACAAACCCAATAAATTGATACACCACTCAATCTGACTGTAAACGCTTTCACGTAAAGTACCCTTAACTTGTCTTATTACAAGGGCGTGAGCCGTAGGGTCGTTTATCAACAATAAAGGTATTTCAGTTCCAAAGAATGTTGATTTAGTCGAACCTCTACCTCCATATTCTAGGAACTCTGAATACTCGCCAGACAATATAGCCCTGTGAGACGCAAAGAAATCAGGCGCTAACAATTCAGCCGGTAATGATATTTTTCCAACGTCGCTCTTTGCTTCAATCTCTGGTTGTTCAAGCCGATGATACCGCCCCAAAATCTCAAGCGCCGCCCTTGCATCATGTAATTCTACCTCTACCCATTCATCCTCCCAAAGCTCGGCTGTTTTACCCTTCCCCTCTAATCGCCGCGCCCGTTTTGTTTTGATCTTCTTAATCAGATAAAAGTATTGTTCGGCATCTGGATCGCTAAAGTTAAAGTAGCAAAATCCATCCTCTGTTATGCGAATAAACTTGAATGCAGTACCCCTTGCCATTGCCCCAAGACGCGCCAATATTTCGCTTTTTGGCATAGCCAATTCATCTAGTCTTTTGGATATTTCAGCCCTTATGTTATGTTTTGTTAATAGGGTAGACGCCTGGCTTCTACACGAATCATAAGTTGTTTTTGGGTGTAAACGCGAATATGCTTCAGTGCCGTTCATATTGCACCTGAAGTACATATCTACAAAAGCTGTGTCTTTAATTTCTTTGATCTCTTTTGGTGGATTATTTTTGCTTGTTGTAGATTGGGTTTTTTGTGAGTTCGTGTCTACTGTTATTTGAACCGCCCTCCGGTTCTGCATTGAATATCAACGCTTGATTTTCTTCCTTTGTGAGTTCTCGAATTGTGATTTCAAGTATCTTATGTGTCATTCCAATTACTGGTATTGCCTTTGGTTTTTCAGTTTCTGGTATGTCTAATTGTATCCTCATTCCATCACTACCAATTTTAATAGCAGATTGAATATCAGGTAAACACGCTAAGAAAGTAGTAGTTAGTAAATGCTTAGCCATTCAATTGCTTCATAAAATCTGAAATATCATTTAAGCACCCTGAACTATAAACAGCCTGGCAAGTTGGAAAATAACAATATTGCCGCCAACTTGAAAACCATTTGACTATTCCTAATTCAGTATCGTCACGAGTTTTACATGACCAAACAGAAGTTTTAGGTTTATCCTCTGTTTTCACAAAGTGTAAATATTTATACTCACATTTGATCGGTTCACTCATACCACTCCAATTATGTCAGACAAACCATTCAGGCTTTTGAAATCTTGTTGTAAATGTATATTTGTCTTGATTTTCTTCCATAATTTCAATGTTATTTGCTTCTGGCCAATTATCTGTAATATATTTTTCATCATCAGCGTAAGCAACCAGAATAGATTTTTTGTCGTTTTCACCACTAACCCAATACGGGTGTTTTATAGGCCAGTTTATTGGTCTAGGATCGTCTAAGTTTGCCTCAAATCTCACTCTAATCATCTCTCATCCTCTCAATCTTATGTATGACTAATTATACATCATTCTTAACACAAAACACCCCCTATAAAAGAGGATGTTTTGCGGAGGAGAGGAAAATGAAGTCTTAGTCCGTTTGTCTAACTAAAGTATATCACCTCTCCATAGATATTACAACTGTTTAGTGGCGTTCTTGACAGCATCATAAATACCGGATGCAACCAGACCTAGCGCAACGCCAAAGATGACCACACCAAACCAACCGGAGAATCCGACAGGGACGGCAACGCTCAATTGGTAACCGATCCCCAAAACAAGACCGATGCCCATTGAGACAAACTTCACCGAGTTGCCCGTAAGCCCCAAACTCTTGACCCACTCAACAAGTCCAAGAACAACTAAAACCAACGGTACACCTGCAACTACATAACTTGAAAAATCCATTTTTTACTGCTCCTTTTCTGAATATTCGATTGTTACCTTATTGTATCACTGATACCTAAATGTTTTATCAAGCGCGTTACTCACATTTTGCGCTCCGAACCGTCTTACTAATTCTTGTTTTGTTGTACCTCCTTTATACAGTTTTTTTATCTGCTGTTGTCTAATGCGTTTCCAATCCCGTATCATATCTTTAGCACTCATTCATCCTCACTTCCCAAATAACATCGGTAACATCGAAACGATCATTATAATAAATAAGGTCGCCATTATTACTGCATCATAGCTAATTTTCTTTTTCATCCTCTCTCTTGTCCGGGTCTTTATAAGCACATCGGTAATATGTTTTCATGTGTTTACCAGGGTTGGTGAGAATCATAATCGCTACACCTAGTATGATGATTCCTGCTAAAACAATAAGAAGTATTATCCACATTGTTCACTCCGATTTTCCAATCTCAATATAAACGCCGGAATGGCGCTTGTCTACCACCTTCGAAAGTATCATCTCGCAAACCTGACAATCATCCTTAAATGCACTCCCCTTTAACCCATCAAGGACTCCCTTTGTTAGATTATCAAGATCAATCACCCGGTTGTTTGATAAAAAGAATCTCAACGTCACCTTCAACTTTCCGATCAATGGTTTATCAAAGTATTGGTTTGCTGCATATCCTATTGCATTTTGCCACGAAGTCACCTTAGGATCGACATACCCATGAGTTTTACCGGATCGTTTTTCCAACATTCGAAAGGATTGTTTTGGCACCGGCTCACCCTCGACGTAAAACGATACTTCATGCTCTGATGGATTGGTCATCCCACCACCTCAATCCCTTTCCAAATTATTTAATACAGACAGTCTAGCCGTTTCCCAATATTTGTTTTTCGTAGGATTTAAAATCCTTTTAAATGTCGTGTCGT